TTACGGTGAAAGTCAATGGGTGTGTTGTAAGTGGCTTTTTATTTTTTGAGGTATTTAAGGGACTTAGTAGCCGCCCGGTGGCCTTTCTGTCAGACCCCCTCCCCATCCTTTTCTTGCAAACATGGAAATCTAAAATATTTTCCGTTTCGTTTTGTTGTCATTGTGTGAAAATCAAATTGTTTTAATACAATTCATGTCATACCCTTGTAACTATTCGCAAAACCTAACTTTTCCGAATAGTTGGCGAATAGTTAAAACGCTACACCCCTTGATATTACTGCATTTGTGAATTGTAGAATAATCACAAACAATTTAAACCGTATTATTTACCGCTGCATCTGTGAATTGTGTATCAATTGCGTGCAATTCTTGGCTCTTTTTATCGTCCAGTCTTGGCAGCTCCTGCGCTGTGATTGCCCTTCTTTGGGTGGCATTATCTCCAATGCCGGGCTGATTCATGCCGAATTCGTTATTTCCCACGAACATAGTACCTACGGGGCTGTTGGAGTCGTAAGCACGATCTAGGATGCAATCCTTGCGTGATCGTTGCAATTTTTGCCAAATCTTAAAAGCCAACGAACTTGATTCCTCGTCTTTCCATAGGTCAAATGTTGTAGTGGGTATATTACAAAAATAACTGAATGCTACTGTACTTACTAGCTTGCTATACACATTGGAGATATATATATAATAATCACAAAGCTTATATAATACCTCTCTATCGTATCTATTGCAGTTAGTCGGTATAGTCCCATTGTTAAGAGGACTTAAGCTCTTGTCCTTTAATACTTTAGTATCCGGGAATAGATGCATACCAACATACTGCATTACAGCTTTCCATTGTCTCTGTCCAGCTTTTAACAAATCTTCGATGTGAAATTCTATACAAGCGTTGTCTATTAAATCTTGTACAGTTGATGTGTATATCTGTACTGTACCTAGATCCACTATAAGGGTTGTAAGATCTACATTCTCTACACTCTCTACATCCTGCATATATTCACACCTCCAATCTGTTAATCTCTCTGCTTTTGGTATACACTATTTTCGGGCTTAAAGTCAAGGCTTAATTTTTTACGGCGGTATTGTATACTTACGCCGCGCGCATATGCGGATATACACTTACAATAAACCTATAGGCTTTAGATGCAGTATATTATTATTAATTAAAAGATTAAGAAAAAGAGAGAGAAAGAGAATCAAAGATCTGAAAAAGCGACGTCAGACGATTGTGTCGTGTTATGTCAGACGATTTTTTGTAAAAACTGATACTATTCTATCATTTTCGGACTTGTCAAAGACCTAATGAACCTAGCCTTGTTTATAAAAATTTAAGAAAAGTTTTATAGTTTGTTTACGATTTTTCGGAGATTTTGTAAGATATGCCCGGAAGCGTTGTTGATTTTGGACATGGCAAAAAAGAAAAGGCAGCCGGAAAAGCTGCCCTTTGTTTGAAAATATTCAATTACGTTCTTATTGCTTCTGAACCAGCTCGTAAACCAATGCGTCAATACGTTTTTCCATTTCGTCAAACTCGCAAGTCTCATTTTCCTGAAACGCTGGCATTAACATATAATTTTCGAATTCTTTCGCTGTATCGTTCCATTCTCCACCGGTTGCAAAAGATAAATCCCCATTCTTCAATATTGCCAAGCTATCGACATTCATCTGCGATTCAACCAATTTTCTGACATATACGGAAATCGGCTCACCGCTTGGCAACTTATAATTATCGCCTGTAAATTGCCACTGACTTCTAATTTTTATAATCTTTTTGAAATCATTTCTTTTCATGGTATATTCCTCACTTTCCTGACTTTCGCCTTTGCTCTATTTCTTTGCCATGGTTGTATTATAGTCTATTATCGTGTATATGTCAATAGTCTATTTTCATGTATTTTAATTATTTTTATATTCCATAATATCGCCCGGCTGGCAATTTAACAGTTTGCATAAATTACATATAACTTCACAAGTTACATTTTCGTTTTTGGTCAGCTTCGCTACAGTATTAGAATGGATTCCGTTATTCTTTAGCCACTGTTTATTATATTCTTTCTTATCTAAGATATTCCACAGCTTGGAAAAGTCAATATATCCGTTTGTGCCATAATTCGCCATGCGTCACACCTCTTTTCTTTTTATATATGATAATAGATTTTTCACACCATGTCAACGTCTATTCTCATGTATCATATTGCACAATAAACTGCTGTTTTGTGTCGTCTATTTTCGTGTATTGTGTCAATTGTATTATAATCTATTATCGTGTACTATTAGTATATCAAATGAAACACGAAAGCGAGGTTACAACATGAAAAATATGAAAGCGGCAGAAACATTATTAGAAAGAAAAGGGTTTTATATTTCGAACCAGTTTGACGGTTTTACCACTCTCCCGGATGAATACGAATTGAGTGACGTAAACGGGAATGTTGTTATTGACCATTTGAGCGAAGCGCAGATTTTACAGCTTTCGGAAATTTTATAGGGAGGGCTTAAACATGAGAAAGACGGGAATGCGTTTTACATGGGAAACAACAAAGAACGGTGACGCGATCAACGAACTGAAAAAGAACGGAATCGCGTTTGAGTATAACCACTTCGGGGAACTCACAGCCGACTTTTACGGAATCGGCATTTTTGAAAAAGTCGATTTTGAACACGTCCAAGGCGATTTATTTGAAATCTGCATAGCATAGCCGAAACGCTCCAAGATCGGAGCGTCAGCCGTGGGATGGTCGCCCGGCTCTGATGATGGCAGACCAGAAAGGGAAAATATGAAGAATTGGACAATGGAACAATTATATGACCTTTGGAGGAATCGAGGATATACGAAAAAAGTAGCGCAGGCGAAAGCTGAAAAAGACTACAAGGAAATGCACCGAAAGAAATCGGACATAGAACAGCATCAGACCATGCAAGAAATGCTTTACAACTAAGTCGAAACCGCCCACGCGGCGGTCTGCAGGAACTGCCCCACCTGCACCGATGAGACAGGGCGCACAATGAAAGGATGGTTGATTTTATGGCTACAGTTAAATTACAAGGAATTTATGAAAGAAGAAACGCTATCCCGGCGGCAGAACTCAAGCCGGGCATGGTTACAGTTTGGAATTTTGGATACACCGAGACGGTAAAAAGCGTTGAGCCTACCAAGAGCGGAAAAAGCGTCAGATGCGTTATTATTTCCGACGAAAGTGGAAAAGAATACACGCGAACAATGCGAAACGATAGACTTGTAGCAATCGCATAGGCAAGGGCGGCTTTTCCGGGGTTCGATTCCCCGGCTTGCCATTACTCAAAAATGAGCAAATAAAAGGAAAGAGGTATAAGAAATGGAAGAAAGATATATTTTGCACACGGGAAAAGGTGTGCAGATCGTAACAGAATCGCAAGCAATTAACAACGCGCTAGATCAAGAAAAAAGCGGCGTTATTCCGCGTTACTCATTCCGGGATTATAAGACCGGGGAAAACCTCACACCACCCGGATGGCTTGTGTTCTCAACTTTTGCGGACGGTTGCGGCGTTGTGTACCGCAGATCTGACGGAAAAATGATTATAACAACAGGATTCCAAGGGGATTTTGTTGTAATTTAATGCGGTACTCTTCCGCCCTATTTCGCGTGCCTGGTGGCGTTGCGTACAGGTTCGATTCCGGCGGCGTGGACTTATTAACCGATGGTCATATATTGGGACTGCATCGGGTTATATGACGGCATATTGCCGTCACACGGCGCGCCGCAGCCGTAAATAATCGCGGTTGATCTGCTTTAATGCAGACGCAAGACACGCGGGAAAGCTCGTTTCTACCGTTCTATCATTAAGAGCGGCGGCAAGATCGCAAGCCGTCACTATTGCGGCACTTTGGAGCTTGTGCATCTCCAACAAAAAACAGATTGCACACCGTTCCGCCGGATGCGGGCATATAACGCACATTGACAAATAAACACGATATAAGGAGGTATAAGTGTATGACCTACGATATTAAAGCCGATCACAACGGGCAAGCCGTGCGCCGGGTGGCGTATGGGGATATGCAAGCATGGTTAATTATAAACCAATTATCGCGCGACGGATGCAAAAATATATGCATGAGTGAGCGCGGAACGTCTGGAGGTGTGAAAGATGGGGAAATATGAGTATATCGGAAAAAGGGAAATAATGCGCCGGGTGTCTGCTCTTGGCTATCCGGAAATATCTGGCAAAACGTGTGGCTACTCGAAATTCGAGGGCGTGGAATGGGTGGAGTCTGCAAAAATCAAAATAACCGCCCAGCGTGGCGGTGACTGGATGCAGATCACGCAAAGACCGGAAAACATAACACACACTTACAGCCGGTACGACGGGAAAAACTATCTTGACAAGTGGTAAAATGCGGTTTATGCTAGATTGTAACTATAGCCGGGCAAGCGTCTTTTGGCGTTTGCCTGTGATCGGCAATACCATCAAATATCATCAATGAATTATCTATATATGGCATAACATATAGTGTATTTGTGTTATTTGCGGAATGCCGCAGATAATTGCACGTTTGTTACACGTTTTTGGAAAACCGTGAAAATGGAATCTCGACCCTAAAACGCTACCCCAGGGGGGTACAAAAAAAATTACGAAATATTTTTTGGGGCGCGGGAAAAATTTTCTTTCATCAAAAACCCGCCAGTTAGGCGGGTTTTCTTATTTCTTCTCTTTCATTACAATTTCTAAATCAAGCCCCAATGCATCTGTAATCTGCCGCATTTCCTTTTCTGAAAAGTTGTCACGTTTCATTTTTTGCGAAAGATTTTGTGAGCTGGTGTCAATAAGTCTTGCTAGATCGGTCACTCTTAATTCCTTTTCAATAAGCGTATGTTTTACGATTTTTGCAAACAATGTACCGCCTCCTCTCTCTTGACGTGTTTCAATAATATCATAAATAAATTTATTATTCAATTATTTAATTACAAACAATACTTGACAATCACAAAATAAACCGTATAATGTAATTAAAGAGTTACAACAGTAATTGATAAGTTACAGAAAGGGGCACAAATATGGCACAAATAGAACAAACCATCACTACTTTAGAGATTGCAGAAATGATGGGAATGCGTCACGACAGAGTTTTAAGAAAATTGGAAGGACAGGATGTAAAGGGAAAACATACTGAAGGAATCATTGAAATTTTGACTCACCACAATTTAGGTGCGAGTGATTATTTCATTCCATCTACCTACAAAGATGAATCCGGAAAAGAAAACAAGTGCTACAAAGTAACCAAGTTAGGATGTGATTTTCTTGCGAACAAATTCAACGGAGAAAAAGGCATCGTATTTACTGCCCGATACGTGAAACGTTTTACCGACATGGAGAAAGCCATAAAGAAACCACAGGCGGCATTGCCGAAAAATGATGACCTATTTGCAGATTGTTACATTTCAAAACAGCAATTGGACGCATCACGCGGAGCGTGGTTCAGAAAAAATAATTGGAAATTAAAAATTATCATGGAACAGTTTGGGTGGACGAGAAAATTTTTATATCACAAGATTCTCGTGGAGCTATCTGACATTTACGACTTAGAACTTGAAGAAAAGTTCTATGTGCAGAGGTTTGGATATAGACCAGAGTACAAATTGGATTTGTTGGATGGCAGTAAAAGCCTTGCCAGACTTGCGACAGGATATATCAACTATTTATTAACAGAAGAAGGAGACTACTAAAATGGATGAATTTATTAAAATTGTATGTTCAAGTCAGCTTGACAATGAAACCGGAAATGCCTTTGTTGAATACTTCTCGCCCTTAACAGAGAAGCTAAAAGGGCTATTAAGTGAAAATTTATATTCAGAGTTCGAGGAACTGCTTTTTAGTTGCTGTGCAAAGAATAATGATTTTTACATGACGGAAGGTGCGAAACTCGCTATAGAAATAATGAAAGGTTCTTACATTCCGAAAGTCTGACACAATCCCGGCGGCGATTCAAACCGCCGGATTTATTTTTGCCCTAGCGCAACGAAATTTTCTTTCGTGAAAATCAAAGACCGCGCCGAATAATCGCTTTTGCTCAACTCTTCTATCAGCTTTTCCCTAGTCATTTCCGGATTCGTCCGGTGCACGTACTGTAAGAGTTCTGAAATTTTATCCATTATGCAACCTCCATAAGTTCAATCAACAGTCTGTCTGCTATTTCAAATACTTCTCTTCCGTATGTAGCCAAGAAGTCTGCTACAATTTCCTCTGTATCAATATCCATGTATACATTATACGAAAGGCAGAATGCATGACATAATTCGTGACATAACACACGGTCAAGGAACCTTCCGCGCAAATCATCCGCAAGATATATCGTTTTCGTGTCCCTGTCGGTCATTCCTACCGTCCTGCTTCCATCACTTCTCTGTAGCATATCGCTGTAACGCGATACTTTGACCAAATTCCACATTTCATTGTTTATTGTGAACAATTTACCACCTCGCAAACAAAGAGGGCGAAATGCCCTCTCTATTACATTTTCGTGACAAGCGTAGTCAGCTTTGTCTTGGTCAACTGTTTCTCTTCTGGGGACATACCGGAAAACAGTTCGGTCACATCTTCAGAAAGAGATTTCATGTACTTTTCGAGTTCTTTCATCTTTGCGTCCTTATCTTCCGGTGAATTTCCGTTATGCATTTCCTTTGTCTCCATGTAGCTTCTCCGGCTCATACCGGCTCTGCCCTCTCTTGCATCGTGAGTACCGGTACTCATGCCGTTATTTCCGCTCATAGGCTCTGAATAATACATCTTTCCCATACTCATTCTGTCAAGGTCTCTCATTCGCTCTGCATCCGACATATTTTCCCATTCCCGGTAATCTTCCGGCATCTGATGATAATATGGAGGTTCTACATATCCTCTGCGTGTTCCACGTCCTTTCGGTGCGAATCTGCCATTTGCATAGCGGTAATGGTCGTAAAATCTTCTGTCTGGATAATCCTCGTACTGTTCAAGCATACGCATAATATCCTCGTTATTTTCAGACTTTTTCATTGCTTCAACAATGTTATAGTCTTTGTCAAAGCATACGATATTCTTTGCAATCTCTGTCCAATCCTTGAGATCATCAAGGTTTTGTCCTTCAAAATTCTCGATTCCGATGCCGTCAACGTGGGCTTTCACGCAATCCATAATCTGTTTCGCAAATTTATGCATAATATCAAGCCTCCCTTACTGCAATCAAATTACTGTTCTGCACCTCGATAGCCTGCGCGGACGTATTCTGCACGGCTACGGTACTGCAACAACCGCAAGGTACATCAACATATGCCTGTGCTGATACATTAAAGAAATTCTCAACTGCCGCAGGGGTTACGATCATCTTTGTTGACTGCAAAGGTTCTCCATCAACCGCGATTGCAAGAGAAATCTCTCCGACTGTTCCGCCTGTCGGGATCTGAATGTTGCCGGAATACGACACAAGGAATCTCGCTTTGCACTGATTTGTGATACCTCTTAGCTTGATAATTCCACTTCCCTGTCTGTGTACGATACATTTTGTTCCATTTACCGCTGTTTCTGTAAATACCACATCTTCTCCAGCGGCAACGGTTTGTAATGCAATTCCTGTTACTTCCATTATTTTTACCTCTCTTCCATAAAATAAGGGCAAACATTACAGTCTGCCCTTTGGTTATAAGTAATACTGCTTAGCAGACATGATCGAGTTAAACTCAATTAAGATACTCAATTATTCAGTTTTAGCAGCCACAACCTGTGTTGCATCCGCATCCATATGCATAAGCATTTGGGTTAGGTACGACATATGCCGGAATAGCAGACGGATTTACCGCATTGATAATCTGCTGTGTCTGAGCTGCCATCTGAGTTGTAAGTAATGCACTCTGACGATCCTGTGAAGCCGCTCTACGAAGATCATTATTTTCTGCCTGTAAGGAAGAAATTTTCTCATTGCAGAGATAATCAAGAATAGCGCGTGTTCCTGCGTTCTGGCTGTCGATAATGTCTCTTGTGTTGCTGTTCATGGTGTTCTGCAATGCGCAAGTGTTAGTTGCCATGTTGTAGTTTACACCTTGGATAGCTTCTCTTGTTTCGCAGCAGCAGTTAGCAAGCTGTGACTGTAATGCGTTTGTATTCTGCATATTAGCGACTGTATCAGCGTTGATAGCCTGCTGGATGCCGAATCCGGTCTGCAAAATGTTTGTGTTGATGCCGTTCATGCCGGTTTGCACTGCATAGAATCCGTCGCAAAGTCCGTTTGTAATGCCGTCAAGTTTTGACACAACCGCCTGATTATCAAATCCGCGCTGGATTTCGCTTCCGACACCACCATTCATTCCGTTTCCTCCAAATCCGTTACCGAATCCGCCCCATCCGAAGATAGCGAAGATAACGATAATGAACCATAACCATGAGCCTTCTGCGCCCCATCCGTTGTTATTTCCGTTTCCGTCAATGTTTGCTACAAGTGGAACGGATGCACAATTACCTGTGTTAAACATAGAATTTACCTCCATAATTCATTTTTATATACATAATCTTGCAAGAATTAGTATCACATTCCTAATTGGCTTTTAAATGACTCAAAAGCCTTATCTGCGTCAATTCCCTTTTCTTTGCACAAATTCCTAGCCATCTGCTCAATGCCCTTGGAATCTCCCTTTTGTGCCATTTGCATAGCATTGCGCGCCATAGGGTTGCTCATTACGCTGTTGTTCCCCATCATTTGTTGTAAAAACTGCTGTGGGTTTTTCATTCCCTGTAACATCTGCATAGGATTCATTAAGACTCACTCTCCTTTTGTGTTCGTGAAGATTTTCTTTGCGTTTGCGAAGATAACTTATCCTCCAATTCTTCCATTTTGCCAAACAGGACATCTAACTTATCCGTAATAGCCTTTGCCGCATCGTCAGATAGCCCTATTTCGATTCTTTTATCATCACTCGAAGAATCTGCCATCTGCTCATTAAAAGGCTTGTAAACAGTTTTTCTGATTGTTCCGTTGGCATCCCATTGTTTTGCTACGATTGCGCTCATGTCCTGCATTGGGAAAAACGCAACGCTTCCATCCATAGGCACATCATTTGCCATAATTGCCGATTCCGACTGTACTACTTTTCCTTGGATTCCAAGAAACTGCGGTTGCATCTGCGGAATCTGTGGCTCTGGCTGTTGAAACCTCTGCATTGGGTTGTACTGATATGCGGCATAGCTTGGGTTTGGGTTAAATGCCATATTCTGATTTTGCATCTGATACATTCTCTTCCTCCAATACTTCCTTGATTGCGTGAATCATTGCTGATTGGTAAACAAGCGGAACCTTTGACACATCTTCTCTTGTTAATATTTTTTCAAGAATTTCATCCGTAAATAACATTCCGCATCCCTCCTATGCTTATATTTTTGCATAAAAAAATACGGTTCTTCCGCAAAAAATAAGCAGAAAAACCGCAATAAAAAAAGACGCTCAATGCGTCCAAACTTCCATAGTAATCATATTCAATTAACTTTTAGCACTTGTACAAGAAACTCCTTTCTTTAGTAAAATCAAGGCTTCCGAGCCTTTTTTGATTACCTTTTGATTACTTTTTGATTACTCTCTTTCCCCTAATCTATAGAAAACCTTGATTTTATGCGGTTTTCTGAAAGCCAATAAGGGGACTCGAACCCTTGCACAAAGCATCAACTTTTCAGTGTTTATGCGGCTTGTAGCGTTTTTACTTTGATTACTTTTGATTACTTTTTTCAAAATAGTAATCAAACAACTAACTTGTTCGTGCTTTGAAGTCTGGTATACTACTTAAAATATCTGACTTTTTCTCGATAGATCTGCGGTTTCTGTGGTAATGTTCCTCTGTAGTTCCTAGGCTTGCGTGCCCCATCTGACCAAGGATCAACCGCTCGTCAATATTGTTGTCAAGAAGGATGGTTCCGTATGTCTTTCGGATCTTATGCGGAGACTTTCGATAGATTCCTAACTTATCGCACAATCTCTGTAATCGCATTCTTACACAATTCGCATTTAAGCGCTCTCCATTTTCTTTAATGAACACAAATTCTTCAAATGGATTCGTTTTTCTGATCCTATCACACAACCACTCGTAGTCCTTTGGGATGATAATTGTTCTCGCCCCAGCTCTCGTCTTTGGAAAATCCTTTATCGCAACCGTATATTTTGCATCATCCTCTCCACGATACCTTGTTTCGGTTCGCCGAACCTTGACCGTATTACCGTCAAAATCATCATGTTTTAGGCACACAACCTCTCCGATTCTCATTCCGGTCACGAACATTAGAAGTATTGCTATGTTTGATAAATCAAGGTTGCATTCCAAATATTTAATCATAATATCAGTTTCATTCTCGTCAAAAACCTCTTCGTAATCTTCCTTGATCGTTCGTTTGAAATCGGAATCAGATGTATCAAGCTCCTCAAACAATTCTTCAACATTAAAATCAATCAACTTCCGCTTTTTGGCTCGTTTCAGAAACCCTTTGGTTATCCCTTTTAGTCCGGAAAACGCCTTTGCCGTCAAGTCAAACTTCGGAATCTGTTCTTCTAGGAAATCTCCCCATTCATCTTCCGATATTGATTTTATGCGCCTTTTACCCATTTGTTTAAAGTGCCTTTGATAAAAGTTGCGATTCCTTTGGTGCGTTGCATTTCCAATCTTGTTCAGTGCCAACCGCCTGTCGTTCCACTCTTCAAACACTTCATCAATGGTTGGATTTTCTTCTTGAATCTGTAAATAATCGATAACCTCATTTTCAATATCGACCCTATCTTTTTTCTTAAGTAGCTTTCTCCCTTTCTCCTTGCATGGAATATAGGTTCTCCAATACCCATCTTTCCCTTCCCATATATCATATGGGTGTTTCTTTAGTATCTTTTCTCTTTTGTTCATTTCAACTTGTTCTTGCACAAGTGCTATGTCGAGAATACCACTATCAACGGCATATTTCAACAGTTCTTTTTCATCCAATCAAATACCCCCGTTCTTTCTATTTTATCTTTTATATCTCTCACTCTGTACTCTATCGTTCTTAGTGATAGATTTTCTTTTGTGGATATTTGCTTTTGTGAAAAACCACGGCAGAGAAGAGAGAAAATTCTCTCCTCTTCTTCCGTGAAATTGGCATTTTCTTTGATTTGTTCAAGTTCTGGCTTAATGAATTTTGTAAATTTCATAAGCCATTTCTCCTTATTTTATTGGTTGATATTTATATGTTTTCAATATTAAAAACATAAGAATAATTGATAAAATCTATAAAACTATTGTTGACTCCATATTTCCTTATCAAGAATATATTGTCTGATAAATCTATCTGCGTACTGTGGGTGTATCATTGACCTTGCTGTTTTTTTATCTATACCCAAGGGGTTTTTATTTGTAATATATTGTATTGGCGGCATACTTTCTACTTGTTCCAACGGTTCAAAAACAAGATTGTTTTTAGAATTTAATCCAATAAACCAATACTGAGTGGGCTTCTTGTAATAATCCCCATTCTGTGTCCTATCCCTGTCAATTACACTTGGCTTCAAGCACCAGAAGTTTGTAAGGTAATGTAATCCACTTGTATTCAATGGATTTTCAATTACAATTTGCAAATGACCTCGCTGACAAATTATCACTAATTTATTCAGCTTTTCATAAAACAAATCAAGTTCCTTATGCCGTTTCATTGCCAATTCACATTTTTGCTCAATAGTGTAATTCCTGTACTGATAAGCCGTGCAAGCTAGACGCCTCAATCCCTGGTCTGAAAAATAAGTGCAAGGGAAAAATGCAAATATCAAATCATCAAGACTTATCTTATCAAACAAACTCGGCTCACCTTGATACCCCCTATCAATCTCTTCGAAAAGGTCAGTAACATAGTCGGTTTCGTTAAATTCATTCTGAATATCATAGTCGTAGGCTTCAATTCCATACTTCTTGAAAGCGTTCTTGAATGTTCCTGACTGTTCAAATAAACAATGTACTTTCATTCTAAATCTACCAAAAGGAAACCTCGGTTTTATGTGCGCACAACCTATTCCTTTCTTTGATTTTTAGTTAGTTACTGTGGCTTTCTGCCTGTCTGAAAATACTCGTCATAAGCGTCAACTGTATCACGTATTTCAACCATAGCCATATCAAGTGTTACATCTTTTTTACCCAAGGCTCTTTCTGCATAATCTTTAATTCTCATCATTAAAGCCTGTGCTATTACTATCTCTACATTGTTACTCACTTTGAATCACCTACTTTCTTTTCTCTTAAAATCCTCACAAGACACAGTAAACAAGCAACCTACACAGTTAATGGGAATAAGCCCATTATTGTTCTTATAACTGTAAGAATTTTTGCAAACATTACAAAAATCTTTTCCAACATTTGCCTTGCAACTTGTCTTTTTATCTTCCAGCTTTTCCCCGATACTCTCGTTTATCCTTTTGAGTTCCTCGACCTTTTTCTGCAATTCCTCAAAATCTTCAATGAGTTTGTTGTATTTCTTCTTACTTAAAATCTTCATTCTGAATCACCCTTTCTTTTTCTTCTTAGGCTTAAACTTAAAAACATCATTTTTCTGACGGCTTACCATGCTACGATAGCCGTTCATTTTACTAGCTCTGCTTTTTGCCATCTACTCCACCTACTTTCCCATCATGTCCGGAGAATCGCACCATGATTTTTCAACTTCTAACTCTTCAACTTTCGCTTTAAGTTGTTTATTTTCCGCTTTCAGGCCTTTGTTTTCCGTCAAAATCTTTTGCAATTCGCAAGTATTTTTGTACTCACATTTTTCAGTAGTTGAATACTCCATACACATTTCACATAATTTTTTGTTTGTCACTCTGCTCCACCTCGTTTCACAATCTCGATTGCTTTATGTACGCATTCTTCTATGCATTTTTCATATGGAGTGTTTTTATAGTAGTACATCTCTTCATTTCCATAGTCCTCCAACTGCGCCACAACCTTGTCCATATCGTAGGTGGTCGGCTGCACATCTATCACGCTCGCCAATGTTGCCAAACTTACTCTCCTAAAATCATCATCAGATTTACTCGCACACATGCAATATTCTTTTAGTGTATCTGCATCAATCAGTCTCATCGTTTTTATCTCCTTTCTTCAAATAATCAAAAACCTCATGTCCAATCATCCCTACAACTGACAGAATACAAAAAAGATTAACTCCAAATTTTGTTAGAATATCTAGCCTAATGGCTATAAGTATTAGTAGAAAGAAATTTATGTACGATTGAAACATCATTCTTCATCACTCCAATCAAATTTACAACCGCAATTACTACAGTAATTTGGCGCATTGTTGTTATCCATTATTCCTGTATCGTGACTGACTTTAATTACATTTCCGCACTCACAATGGAATACAGAAAGAGTATCGCTAAGGTTATGGCTAAATATAGGTCTCTTCGGTATCTGCTTTTCAAGTGCCTTGATTGCTACTCTAGTAGCTTTCGCAACTCTGCATCCCCCATATTCACAATTAAACGGGCTGTCTGTGCCTTGTGCGCATTCATAACAACTGTCTTTCTTCAATATCTTAATTGCTTCACTCGCTGTCATATTATTCCACCTATTCTGCTTCTGACTGAAGCCACTCTTCCCACTCGCTATGTTCCTCTTCGCTCGGAAATTCATGTTCCATCCACTGATAATCTGATTTTACTTTGCAAAGAAACTCTGCTAACTCTTTATCCGACATATTCCTTATCCTGTCGGCATGGGTCGCTTTCGCATCAACAAGTTCAAAACACTCATCACGCCATTTCAATACATTATCAATATTGAATGAACTGTAACCTACATGGTAATAATCTTCGCCGACTTTTTTGTACTTGATTTCGTAATATGGATTGTTGTCTATCACCCTTACGATAATTTCCAGAGATGTAACTTTGTTTTTTGTATCATCATTTTCTGAAACTTTACTATCACATCTGCAACAAGGCTCATTATTTCTTGAATTGCCGTTGCGCTGGCAGTTACAAGTGTGCGCCTTTTCTTCTGTCGCTAAGTCAAGATAATATTTCAAATCTTTTATCAAACTGATAGTTCCGTAGAGCTGTTTTTCCTCAAGCATTTCAACAACTTCCGATATTCTTCTATCAAAGTCTCGCTTGCTTACACTTTTAAGAAATTTATCCATTTTCTCCACCTCTCAATTCTTTCAGTTTTGCTTCGGCTTCGGATTTTGTGAGGAATACTGTTTTATCAAACATAGATTGTTTTAACTTCGAATTGATTCCAAATTCATCAACTTTTACATTGAAAGCAATTTCTTTTTCAGTAATCAGTATGCTTAATACAACCGATTCATAAATAATTGGTTTATTATTATTAAATCCAATTGCATATACTGTATCTCCCACCTTGCAAGGCAACTTGATAAGTCTGCCATGTTCATCCAAGTCCTCGTAATCCGCTAACTTCTCCATTGCGCAATAACCTTCTTCACAGTTGGAATAATATGAATTAGGCTTTTCGCCATAGCACGAATACAAGGTTTTTAAGGATTCTTTCTCGTAATTCTCTTTTACTAAGATTCCGACCGCTGTCCGTTCTGTTAATCTCTCCATGACTATCCCTCACTTTCTGCCAGCTTTGCCATTTTCCAATCGCTTATATCGCCACTTCCGCGCGCACTCCAAGATGTTGCTCCGTATCCCCATGCGTACACTATTCCGTTCTCGTATTTTGCAAAATATCTTTTTTCCCACGAATTTTTTTCGCTATTTCTTACCAAAATCGGCGTATCGACTGCTACCTTACTCCAATCAACAGGAGGCTCAACATACTCTAAATTAAGCCATTCGCGGAAATTATACGTACTACCTTTGCACGAATCTGATTCATAAAAATAACACTCTTCACATTCAGTTTCTTCGCAAATTGCAGGCTCTCCATTTTTTAATCCAAACATTCCTGTGTTTACCGCAAGTTCTATAATCTTATTTCCGTATTTTTCTTTATTCGTCATATTAAACCTCCAAATCACACACAAACTTAATCTCATCCGCCAAACTCTGCGCTATCATCGGCACCGTCAACTGAAACTGCTTGTAATTAGCCAGTGTATCAATGTAGTCAATAAATTTGTCCGAGAAATACTGCAACTGTTTCGCTGTTATCTTAAACTCCTTTTTCAGAATCGTAAGTGTCAGTGCAAAATAGTTAAACAACGATGCGCTGGAAAGCCTGTATGCTTCACGCTCGATACAGAAACCTTTCTTTGCATACATGTTCATTAACTGTCTCTGTGGAATTTTTCCGACTTCCTCTTTGATGTCGATTCCGTATTTACTTTTCAGATAAACAGACAAGTCCTTTCCGGTATTTCCACCGGATGCTGCTTCATCTAAGTAAGATTTCAAAAAATCCTGTAACCGGATGATTCTTGCCTGTCCGAAACCGAATTTGTCATGCAGAATTATGTACCCAATCACGACAAAATCTTTGTAAGATTTTGATATAACCTTATCGGCATTTCTCTTTTCAAAATCATTTCTCCCGATAATCCGCATTTCCTGTTTTGTGTAAAATGTCGGCTTTTTATTCCGTCTCAAAGCATTGCTCATTTCTTTGATTTCTCCTTTCTGTATGTGATTTCCAACCATGCAAAATGACTCAATACAAGCTGTCTTGCGCGTTCTTCAATCTCCATGCCTTTATATTTTTCAATAAGTTTTTCTCCGGCTTTTACAACTTCATCCCACCAAGAATCATCGTTGTCCGGGGTATAATATTTTTGAATGAATTGCCAATAATCCATAAATACTTGCCATTCTTCCGAACCCTTTTCTATCTTTGCACTTGCCATAGCCGTTACCTCTAAAACGGACAATCGCCATTGTATGGCTTGAATCCGTCTCCACGTTCTTTCTTTTTTATTTCCGCAACAACATCATTAAACGGTTTTTCGATTTCAACAAACTTCATGTGATCTCCATCAAACTCCATTGCTTCACGCATTGTCATTCCCTGTCTGTTCTTCTCGATTTTTACGCCCTTGGCTCCCTTGTCATTGTCTGACAGATTCCACAGCATAATTATGTTTGACGCATCCTGTTCGATTGCCCCGGATTCCCTCAACTCTGCCATGGTAGGCTCTTTTGTGTCTCTGCTTTCGGAAGCTCTTGTTATCTGTGAAAGTGCTATCACATGGGTATTTAAGTCTCTTGCAACAGATTTCAAACCTCTTGAAATTGATGCTACTTCTTCGTTTCTTCCGGAATATCTGTTATCCGGCATAAGCAACTGCAGATAGTCAACAACGATAACATCAAAGTTTTGGTGTCTGCATTCTGACTTTATCTCTCTCGGAGATACAGTACCGGATGCAACCCATAATTGATAATCACTCATTTCTTCATTTGCTTGGTTAAATTTTTCCTGTTCATCACCAAGAAACGCTTTTGCCCTTCTGATTCTCGTTAAGCCGATTCCCGTAAGCCTTGAAATAAATCGCTCATACACCTGTTTGTCAATCATCTCCAAATTGAAATATGCGACTTTAAGTCCTTTTTTTGCCATATTCCCAATGATTTGCGTTGTGAGTGCGGATTTTCCAACTGCCGGTCTTGCGGCAATTACTGTTACATCACCGCGTTCAAGGTCTCCAAGCGCATCATCAAGTTGCGATAACCCGATTTTTATACCACCCTCTCCAACGCTTTCATTGAAATACTTGTCTTTGTTCTCACCCGCAATCTGTTTAATCGGCTTTAGTTTTACTTCTTTTCCCTCTTGCAAATGTTCAAGTCTTGTAAGAAGATCGCTGATTGTATCATCAATGTCGCATGGTTTTAAACTGGATTTCTGATACATGTCACGAACCATTCTTGCCTTGTATTCTTTCGCAACCGCATCGGCATAACTTTTAACCATAGTTGAAGTGATTGTTCCCGAAATACAGGATTTCATCAATTCGCTGATCTGTTCCTGCGTGTATTTGTGATTTTCAAGTGCCATTGATAACGACATTGGGTCGATGCTTTCATTACGGTCATACATTGCAAGCATTTCCTTGTATGTGTCCTGCGCAAAATCCGAACTAAACATTTCCGGCTTCAGCGTTCGCCAGATACTATTTAACACATCATTGTCAATCAGCACACACCCGATCACTCCAAATTCCGCTTCTGTCAATTGCAATCACCTCGTTTCTCTGCAATCTGCAACCAATAGTCGCAATCATTTTTCAGCCAATCAACATATTTTGGAATGTACCGAAAATCCGTATCGTCCGGGTTCTTTTCTTGATAGTCACTCAAATATGCTTCTGTGGCTTTGTATAACAGCCGTGCAATGTCTGGTTGGTTCTCTTCGATAACTTCTAGCACTTTATCCATCCAAGCCGTTTTAGAGGTACTGTACGCTGTTTTCTTGGGGTATATACTAAAAGTCTTTTTCCATGCATCGTCAAAATCAAACAAATCTCTGGAATCGGTCGACAGCGAATTTTCTTTTATATTTTCTTTCTCTTTATCTTCTTCTTTTTCTTCTTCTTTATCTGAAACAGCGACATCAGACGATTTACCGGGCGATTTTTGCTCAATTAGGTTCTTCTGTTTCTTTCTCCGGTTCTGCTGATATAGCCTGTCACGTTCCTTTTTCTTCTCATAAGCATCAAGTGTCTGGTGCTTATTCCAATTCGGAATCGTTATCACGTTGTCAACAACTTCAATCATTCCAAACTCTTCAAATGTCTTAAGCGCAAGCCTTACCGTGTTCAAATCTCTGCGAAAAATGGTGGCAAGCATTTCATCCGTGAACGGCAGCTTGTTGCTCATCATAAACACACCGTTGTTATTCTGTTTCCCGGCAAGAATAAGAAGTTTGAACCAAATCGTAATGATACTGTCCGCACTCGGCATACTCTCAATCAGCAGAATCTTTTCATCATCAAAGACATCTGTTGTGATCTTAATCCACTTGACTTCTGCCATTTAATCACTCTCCTCATATGTATTTTCAGAAATCAAAGCCATAAACTTCTCATACTGCTTTTCAGAAACCTTATTACCCTGTTTTTCCGGCTTCAAGCGGATTTCAAGGTGCTTTTCAGCAATATGCGATAATTCCTTAGCAAGACTCTTTTTGCCCTGTTTAATGCCGTCATAATAGCCTTTTGCCGGACGGTAATCATCAATCTTAGCTTTGCCCTCGCCCTGTGACCCGCTCGTCTTATTCCGAAGTTGATAACCTTTGTCTGCACAATACTTAATATAATACTGCTCAAGTTCATTAAGTTCTCCTATCGGACAGTGTACTGATGTTACATTCCATCCATACGGATTATCCTCTGAATACAGTCCGTGAGACTTCAAGCTAAGGTCTATGTGCTGATACCCAGAAAGGTGTTGCGACAATCTGGTTAAAATATGCTTAGCCTGCCCCGCATAGGCATATCTAAACCCATTTTCGTCCTGCCTTGTCAGAATATAAATTCCGCTTGATTCATCAAGCCTTGGATTCAATGCAAGCCATTTCTGCTTGTTTTTGGCTTCGATGGCTTTTGCCTGTCTAAATTTCTTATAATCCATCCAATCACTTCCTCTCCAATGGCTTCATGCTCATTTGAGCCACAAACTTTCCGTAACTCATTCCGGAAGCGCGTGCCATATGATTCACAGCCGTGATTGCATCATCCTTTTTCTTTGGCTTTCTCAATCGTTCTTTAATGTCAATGCCGATGCAGTCTTGGCAATCAACTTTGCGTTCATCTATCGTCATAAACAGCCTGCCACATTTCGGGCATATTCTTGTATACACAATTCTTCCAGCCTTTTTAAAATTTTTAAACTGTGCGTATCTTTTTGCGCATTTTGGTCTACAGTATTTTTGATCTGGTCGCTTCGGCTCAAATTCAGCCATACAGTATTCACATATTTTCAATTTTTACCTCCAATCTTTTGTAAGGGCGGCACGGTAAACGCACCGCCAAAACATGGCTTTCAATAAGGTTTGTGATAACTATTCGCCAAACAAGATAGTTTCTTTTAGGCTTTCGCCAAGGTGTTTCAACCTAATTATTCTTTTTCAAGTTCCGCTTTGATGGTCTCAAGGGCTTTCTCTTCTTTTTCGAGACGTACTCGGCAACTCTCAACAATAGTGCTCTGCCTGTTAATAAGCATTTCAACAGCTTTTTTCTTGTCTTTCTCCGTCAGAATGACCGTATCCCTGTTGTAACCGCTTAACGCACCAATTTCGTCCTTGCGGATTCTCTGTCCTTTATATCCAAATTTGCATTCTTTGGTGATGATATACGTCTTTGGCTTTTCCTCTACGTCTACTTCTTCAAAAAAAAATTATTTCTCCAAAATCTGTAAATGTATAATTTCATGCTTTCTCCTTTCAGAACGGACAAAGGTTCATATCAACCTCTAGTCCTTTTTCTGCAACATAAACATTTGCTCCATATTCAATTGTCTCTTTCGTTTGTTGTAGGAATAACGCGGGATCTCCGCTTGTGTCCGATAAGTGTATTAAAACGACATTTCGTAAAGCTGGATTGTCGTTCGTCTGAATAAATTTAAGTGCCGTATCAAGGCTCATATGACCTCGTAAACGGTGTCCGTAATTTGGCTCATTCCGGTCTACCAAGTCCATGCTATAATTGGCTTCGACCATGATATGCTCAACCTTTATGCCGGAAAAGTTGTACTTACAATATTCCAAATCGGTCAAGAATAACAGTTTACCCATTTCCTCATGCTCGATTAAATAGCCGTAGCACTCGATTTCTGTATCATGCGGTACATTGAAGGGTGTCACTGTAAAACTGCCGATTTGCCGTGGTCTGCGCGGTGGAATAGGTGCTGTACGTTCTCCGGTTATGGTTTCAAGTGCGGTCTGCGTTTCAAAAGCCGTGTAAACCGGAATACCGGACTGCATGAAATCTTTTATGTATCGTGCATGGTCTCCGTGTTCGTGGCTCACAATGCATCCGGAAACATTTGCTATTTTCCAATCAATCATTTTCTTAAAGTCCATAAATTTCACACCTGCTTCAATGGCAAGAATCTCACCACTGCTGCTGATTAAAGCGTAACTGTTGCCTGCTGATGATGAACCGCAACATCGCATAAGCATTTAAACCACCTCACTTTCTTAATACTTAATATTCATATTTCCGTGTTCGTTTACCCAGTCAATAGCTTCTGCGTATGTCACGCCATTATTTTTCAAGATATATAGCAGATTATGAAATTTAGGGTGTGTTTCTTTCAGCCTTAAAAATCTGCTTTCTTTCTCTAAGTGACATCCGAATCCGCACAGTACACAACCTGTTCTTTGGCATCCTGTTGTTTTCAGCAATGGTCTTTCTTTGTCAAAAATCCCAAAATCCGCAAACGACATCTGATTCTCACATTGCCCCATAGCTTCATAATCTGTGACCACATCACCATAAACAGAACATATTGGAAAATAAAATTCGGTATTTTCGACACTCGCTCCTGTTTTCTTGTATACAATCCTATTTCCGTAAAACATCTTATCATCGCTCATTCTGACTTCAATCATGCGTTTCGCATTCTCTTTGATATAAAGTAACACATCCTGATCAGTCCAAAAGCTCATAGGGTTGCTATGTGGTCTTTTAACATTAAAAGCATTACAGCCATCCTGCAACCATTTCTGCGTACGCATAACACTTTCGCTTGCCATAGTCGCTATAATAGGCTTTCTGCCTGTTTTCTTTTCGTAATCGTGCGCAGGCTTTTTCTTCATAATGTCACAACATAAGTCGCTTATTTCAAATGGTGCATCAAGAAAGAATTTATATTTTTCTTGATTAAACTGACTATAATTGCCTTTACTATCTGTCAGTTCTCCATTCAGTCTGCGTAACCTATATTCTGAACCGCTAGGGATAACCCCCATCTGCAAACTCTTGTACTGTCCGTTTTGCTTGTTTATTCTCCTGTCTATTCCTAACAGGTCTGCCATATAGCAAGCATACGGAACCGTCTGTCTGTCTGTCTGTCTGTCTGTCTGTCTGTTAAGATTGTGTTGTTAGATTTTTGACTGTCAAGGTATTTAACATATTTTCTCGCACCGCTTACGCAATTTGACACTTCCTTGCTAATCATCGGAAATCCATACTTTTCACAAACCTTTGCAAATGAAATCTTTGGCTTCAAAATCACAAGGTTATCAAAAGTCTTGGCAAACTCCTTTAACTCTGGATATTGTGTCGGAACATCTACGAACACAAAAGGAATATTTTTATATCCGCAAACTTCTCTGATTATGTGTGCCAAAACCGTGCTATCCTTGCCACCGCTAAATGACAGATATACTCCATCTTCACCAAATTCGTTTACCCATTCATTTATTCTACGTGCAGTCATGCTTATTTTTGCAGAAAGCGGAAGTGACTGCATCTGATATAAGTCTGACATTGTATGTTTTCCCATACCCTACTCCAATTCTTCCTCTGCAGGAAACTGAAAATATTCTGATGTACTTTTCCTAAACATTTCGCTGCTTAACACTTGGCAAACTTCCGTAAAGTATTTTGAATTGGCAGTATGATGATAAAATCCATTATTTTCATACGCAATTCTAAGCATTTCCATGGCTTTCTTCGCTTTTTCTTTGGTGGAATAATCTGCAACATCTACTGAATCATCATATCCACATATCTGCATCCTCACATAAACGCGCCCATTTATACATACTTCATATACAGAAACCCAAGCGTTATCATACGGGAAATCCTTTGTCCCGTCCTGCGATATAACTCTCATAGAAAACCTCCCTAATCTTTCATAAAGTCCGGTACATTCTCGTCATTCTCAACGACTTTCTCTGGCTCGACTGCTGCACCGTCGGTCGCTTCGGATTCTGCTACAACAAACGGCTCTGAATTGGCGTTCTCGGCAATTTCTTCCTGTGTCTGCTGATAAGTTTCATCTATCTGCATAAGAGACTGTTTTGCAATAGCATTAAGGTCTTTTGGATGCTTCTTAATTGCATTATTGCGCATCTTTCGGACGATCATGGATTCAGATGTATCAATCCATGCGGCACTCATATATGGTCTTGCGACTTCGCAGGAAAGCATATCTTCAACAGTTTTGCAAGCTAAAAGCTCTTTCAAAATTTCATTTTTCTTTTCTGCGATAGCTTTCTTTTCTGTTTCCGTTGCATCATAGCGTGTCTTTTTGCCGCCTTTTACAAGTCCGAAAGTCTCATTCAGAAGATTATTGCGAACATGAGCAAAAAGGTTTCCTTTTACGCTTTCACGCTCTGCTATCATATATTCAACTTTCCCATCTTTCATTTCCACCGGGTAAACAACACGGATAACTTTCTGCGAAAGTCCTTTTTCTTCCCATTCCGGCGGTGTAACTTCAATTCCTTTATGCTTTGGATATGTGAAATCGTCACCTTCTTTCACAAGCCATACCGGATATACCTTTTTAACATCAACACCAAAGTTGCGAAGAAGTGCATCATTTCCGTCTCCCTCAATTCCCATTTCTACTTCCTTGTACCAATTTCCATTTGCATCCTGTCTGCTTCTCAACTGGAAGTAGCACTCCCTCGGCACTGCATTGGCATTAAGTTGAAGGCTTGATACCTGTCCGATAACCTGTCTCAAATTAGATCCATTCAAGTTACTCATAGCGGCTTTGCTAGATGTAACAAGGTTGTAAATAGCGCTCATAGATGCCATGACGCACTGCTTAGAATAATCATTAAGCACAAGCCCATGCTCTGCAAAGTCACGTTCCATAAGCCCTATGTACTGGTTCGTATAATAGGAAAGTTGTGTATTCATTTCCTGTTTTCCCTGCGTAGATACTGCCGTATTTTCTGCCATAATTATTTATCCTCCATTCCACTTAAAAAAGCTTGAAGAGCTTCTGCCACGCGTCTTTTTTGCACTTTTCTTAATATTTCTTTACCATCCTCGGACAGCTCCTCTTCACTTACTTCCTGTAAAGCAAGGTTGTATTTCTCCTCTCCAAGAACTCCCCTTAATGCAACTAAAAGAGTCTCAAATTCAACCATGATAACCGGCTCTCTTCCGTCTACTTCTATTGTTCCAAAATCTGATTTAATCATTTCTGTTCCTCGCTTTCTTAATATCTTAAAATCTTAACATCGTTATCTTCGTAAAAATTATTGAACCGCTCATTTAACAGTTCTAATTGCTGCTTAAGAATTTCCTTTGCTTCATCCATACAACGGAAAAGATTTTCGCTCTTAAGCTGCAGATTATCAATTCCCAATTCGTTGCAATTAAGATACCACGCATCTCCGCAACCGCAAATTTTATGTATGCAAATGTTGATTCCGTGGTCTTGAGTTCTGAAAATCGTTCCACTTTCCACCGGTTCTCCAAATTTTGTAATACTAATCAGCTTCATGCACACCCCTCGCTTTCCTCATACTTCTTCACAACTGCCATCTTATCAGCACCGTAGGTCTCTACCCACTTCATATCAACTGATTCATCTGTAACCGTCAACTTTGCACCTTTGGCATTTACCACCGTGTCACCGGCTTTTACGAAATCCTCGGTGCGATACACGTAGCTTCTTGTGCTGTTTGGAAATTTTGCTTTTATATACTGCATTTATCTGTAACCTCTCTTTCCTTTATTTCTTGCATCTTTTTCACAATACGGAAGAGAACAATGTCCGGATTCCGCAAAATCAAAGAATCCTCTCTTACTTGCACTCTTCCAACGCTTGCACGACATACACCGTGCATCCGGCTGTGTGATGTTGTTGCTTGTCCCTACTCTTGACATTCTACACACCCTCCACTTTCAACTGCTTGTCCTCTGAAACGCTCAAAAGAATTAACTGCGCATCCATATCCGGCACATTGAACTCATTCAGCGATTCTGCGTTATCAACAAAAATAGGCACGCTTACGCCGTATAACTCGCTAAGAGAACGGATAATATCAAGTCCTGCTACGATTCTGTGACCACTATTCAAAGTCGAATACGGAACGCCATTCACAGTACACTCGCAACAATCTTTCATACCGCCATTTAACTGCATTTCAAACAGCTTGAAGTTTACTGTCTTAAAATGACTATTAATGGATTCAGAAACCTTATTCAGTTTGAAACGAATGAACTCTTCCAAGAGATAAAGCATCTGTTCTTGATCGGCAACTTTCTGCCCGATTTCTTTCTGCTCGTCACGAAGCGTTTCGATGCGGTCATCAATCATAACGTTGTTAGCCGCCTGTGCGATAACCTTATTTACTTCGTCAAGCTGGCTCTTTAATTTTGCTTTATCGGCTTTTGCGTCCTCAACAATCTTATCTGCGCCATTGGATTCCAACTCTGCAATATCAGCAAGCAATTCATCCTGCCTAGCCTTTAACTTGGCATATTCTGTGTTCTGCATATAATCAGCGCATTTCGGAATCTTAGAAATCTGTTCGTAAAATCCTTTGAGAATATCAATTCCTTCTGCTTCATGCAGTTTCAAGGTGTTAATTGTGTTTTCTAATCCCTTGTTATTCTCGGTCAGCTTCTTAATCATTTCAGCGCACGCATTTCCATCATCAACAATCATGGCAAGTGTTTTCGCGTGTTCTTCATTAAATATTTCGATTGCATCTGCCTTTCTCTTCGAAAAATCGGCTCTTAAAGACTCTATTTTATCTTCCGGCAATCTTTGTCCGCACAATGAACAAACCGTTGTGGATTCGTCAAACACCCACTTGGAATCATCAAATTTTTTTGCAATTTCATCATTGTACCTTTTCACAAGGTCAGCTTTCTTAAGAGTCTGTTCAGAAATTGATTTCTTATTGCTTTCAATGGAATCCTGCGCTTTTCTGATTGATGAACGAACATCCTCTAACTTCCGTTCGTGGTCATATTTGTGATTTTCAATCTCACGCTTCTTGCTTGAAAGTTCGTTATTCATGGTCTGCGCGATAGCTGACATTTCAAACTGACAATGCATTTCTTCGCTGCGCATTTCATCAATCCGAACATCAGATTTCGCCATTAAATCTTCAAATACTTCAATCTTTCTCTCTAAATCGGCTTTTAACAATTCCTGTTCTGCCACATCTACATCAACCTTGGATTTCTCGGCTTCGTCAATACGAACCGGAATTTCAGCCTGTTTCTTCTTCCATTCATATAATGCTTTGGAAAACTTGGCGCGAATATCATCTGTAGACGGTGCTTTTTCCAATTCCGCAATCAGTGGTGCATACTTGGCATCTGTCTTCGCAAGTTCCACATCTGAAACCTCTGAAACAAGTTTCATAAGAATATCTCTCTGGTCTTTCCATTTCAAGGAAGAGAAATACTGCGGATTGGTCAGCATCTTAAACATTTCCTCGCTCTGTGCTAAACCGGAAATATAAGCCTTAAATTCAGCTTCACTCTTTGGATAACCGTCAATCTCAAATGAATTGACATTACCCTGCAAAGTAACGGTATCGGTTCCGCGCTTCTTAACCCAATTCTGCTTCTGAACCTTGGAAAGTTCCACTTCTTTGCCATCAACATCAATAACTCCAACAACCTTGATTTCCACGTTATCAATGCGGTGTCCGTCCTTATCCAATGGTCTGACATTGAATTTTTCCTCTCCGGCACTGTTCTTGTTAAAAAATAACCATGAAACAATATCAAAAATCGTGGTCTTCCCGGACGCGTTCTGCCCGCTAATCTTTGTCTTTTTCTCTCCAAATTTAATGTCAATGCTCTTAATTCCCTTGAAGTTCTCCCCATGTAACGATTTCAAAATCATTCGCATTATTACACCCCCACGATTCCTTTTATTGATAACTCATATGTAACTTTTTCCACAACGCGACCATATTTACACGTTTTCTTATATCTCCGGCTCTGCAATCTTCCGTATGTGCTTACACTATCGCCTAAAGCAAGTGAGTCCGTATATTCTGCACACTTTCCCCATGTGATGCAGGTAATCAAATCCTCTTTTCCATTCTCTCTTACGTTTTTAAGCTTCACATCACAGATTTTACGACCAAGCGGTGTTTCTCTAAGGTGCTTTTCCTCGATAATTCCGTCAAGACTTACTTCATTCAAAGGGCTATCATCCTCTGGCTTTGTGATTGTATCAGCCATAACATACATAAGAATGGCTTCTCCTGCGCCTGTTCTCACGCGTCTAGTAATTATCTTTCCATTGACGCATACCGTTCCGCTGATTTCTGTATTGCTGATTTCTTTGTCAAACAGTACCGGAAGTATATCTGCAACACCGCTTTTTCTTTCAACTCCGATGAAAAATTTATAAAAAATCTTACCGTTTGATTTATGGCTTTCCCTTGGTGCTGATACAACATCACCGATCAGTGTTATTTTGTTCTCCATTGCTTCTCCTCTCCATTTCTCTGTCAAGAACCTTTTCAAAATTCTCTTTATCATTCCGTTTCTTTCGTTTCCCTGCCAAAAGTTCAGCAAGCATACGCTTTTCTTCCGTGGAACATCTCGTGCCACTTATATACACAACGCCTACCATGCATCCTCTCTCATTCTGCGTTTTCTCTTAATTCGCTTGTCAAGTTCGGCTCTCTTCCGGTCTACTTCCGACCAATAATACATAATTGCCGCAATTACCGCCCCGGCTACAAATTTAATAGCCGCTATATTCCCTACCGCGCCCTCACTATCCATATAGCACGCGGCAACCAAGGAATATTCCATTGCAACCGCACCTATGATGAATTGGATTACTTTTTTCATTCATGCTCCTTTCAGCCACTTTATAATTTAGTACCAGTCAGAAACAAACGTTCCGAGTAACGGACATGCAACAACATCTATAAAACACACAGAACCATCTTCCACGGAATATGTAAAAGCCATTGCAGGTGTGTAAGTCGAATCTCCTGTCTGTATCTGTGCATCTCTTACAGAAACCCCATATGTTGTTTCCTCGTCAACGAAAATGCTTGAAAAACTTTCCGCAGAGTCAACCTTTGCCAAATAGTTGTCACCGCTACGAATTACCCTTGAATTAACTTTCTGAAATTCAAAATTGCTCATTTCAATTCTCCCTTCCATTATGCGTTTCGTTTTCCTCGCCCTGCTCACTATGTTTCGAAGCAGAACTCTCTACCATTCCAAGGACATATCCTTTCTGAAAATCTGTCATATTCGGAATGGCATCACGAAGTTTTTCGACAACTCTCTTTTCCTTTTCGCTCATTCAATCACTTCCTTTCATGCGCAATATCTGATTTCGTACTCTGCTACAATGTTCAAGTCGCATCCGAAAATATACATTAAAATAGGAAGAAGCTAATTTCTTTTGTACTTCCCATGCCAAATCATCCGTAAATGACTTGACCAACATCAGATAGCCCTGTTCTGTGATAAGATACATTCCGTTCGGAGAAGTTACACCAAATTCCCCCTTGGCTTCATCCGAATTTCGGACGAAGTAATCTTCTCCTAAAATAAAGTGTTTCTTATTGTCGTTAAATATTTTTCTCGCTGTTCCGTCTGGTCTTTCATGTACCATGTCAATGTCCTTAAATGTGACCACTCTTTCCCCTTTGTACTCTTTGATGGAAATGTCTGCATTTCCAATGTGTACCAAATTATCCATACTTTCACTTCCTTTCTGTGATATAATTCCCTTATCATCAAATAAGGGAGGTGATACAATTTGAAATACTTTTTGTTTTGCGATTTTTCTACAATATCCTGCGACCGAGAAAAAATGGCAGAGATATTAACTGAAAACGATATAACGTTCGCAAATATAAATAATTTCTGTTGGGAACTAAATGTTCCTGAAACGTTTGGAAATCCGCTATGCGACACAACAGCAGAATCTATTCACTGCCTGTTTTATCAGTACACTCACAAGAACTCTCTTCTTCTTGTGGTAAAAGCAAATGAATATTTTCCAAACGGAGATTAGGATACAATCTCTTTGTTTCTTCATATACGGTTTTGGTTTTCAGCCACTTCCGCATATGGAGAACCTGTTCCATGACATCCATATCGTGAATTTCCACTTTGTTTAAAATCTTCTGCAATTCCTTTTCCATTCCATTAAAATAGGAAACCGGAACAACAATTATGTCATTTGCTGATTTAATCTCTTTCATGTTCTCACCTCTTTCCTGTTCATTTGATGTACATACAATAGCACATTAAATATACATTGTCAATAGTTTTTGTTGACTTAATGAACATTTAATGTTAATATAATTGTGAAAGGAGGGTAAAGGATGAATGAGAGAATAAAGCAAGTTCGGTTATCGACAAAATTAAGTCAAACCGAATTTGCAGAAAAAATTTTAGTCTCACGATCTGCTGTATGCAAAATGGAAAGCGGAGAAAATTCTCCGTCAGAACAAACTGTTAAATTGATTTGTCAAGAGTTTAATGTCAATGAAGATTGGCTTCGCACCGGAAACGGAGAAATGTTTGTTGAGTTATCAAAAGACGAACAGATTTCAGCAATGCTTGGAGAAATTCAAAGATTAGGTGATGAAAACTTTAAGTATCGACTTGTTTCTGCACTGTGCAAATTAAGCGAAAGCGATTGGACAGCCTTAGAAAATTTAGTAGATATGATTTCAGACAAAAAGTAAAAAAGAGCCAAGGGCAATGCGCAGACCCTTGGCTCTTTTCCTATTTTAATAAGTTACTTATGTATGCATATATGGTTTTTAACCAATGCAAATTTTCGCATTTTTCAATAAGTTTAATGATTTCATTTTTGTAGTACTCTTTTCCCAACCTAAAACCCCCAATCATGTGCCCTATGTAGCGATACAGATATTATAGAACGTGTGTTTGGCATAGTCAATCCCCAATCATGGGCGGAGCCATGCCAAACCCCACCCATGCCAGAACTTGAAGTGTCCTTTCGGACAAGTCCATAGTATCACTGCAATATGCATGATTTCAACATTTTTCGGTCGCAAGTTTCGACAGAAAATGTCATTGCAGAGAAGCGGAGAGCTGTTTCTCAATCTCTTCTTGCACTTTTGCGCGCCAACGCATTGGCACTTCATCAATCGTCATTTTCTTGTCTACCAAGATTCTACGCACATAAAACTTAACCATATCCTACACCTCGCTTTCTGCGGCAATGCTTGCCAGTTCTTGGATTGCTTCTGCATTTGCTTCATGCCCTGCTTTAAGCTCATCAATTGCTTTCTCCATCTCCGTCTTTGTGCGAAGACTTACGGTCACAGTGTATGTACCATCCTCTGCGCCATCCTCTCCCATGTTCGGCATATATGAGAATCCTTCATACATAAGATTCTCATACTCTCCAGAAGTCTGATCATTGTGTGTAAATGTGACCTTTGAGATATTCTCCGATGAAAAGGCATCTGTGATTGTCTTGATTCCGTCAAAGTCTTTCGACTGAATCTGAATATTGCCGAGACTCGCTCCTTCAGCAATCTCGAACTCTGTTTTGTTTTTCAAAATAATTTTTTCCATAATTTTTATTCCTTTCTATGTGTAAATTTACGAGTTACTAAACTTATTTAAACGGCAGTTTAAAAAAGCTTACGGTATATAGCGAAACTATTACAGGAACAACATCAGATGATGCTTCACTTTCTACTGGATTATCATGCAATAGTGTTATTGTGTTAAATGCATATACAAACGACTCAAATAATGGTATCGAAGTTGCTATTGTGTCTGTAGAAGATGGAACTTATTATGCTAGATGTTATGATAAGTTGGACGGATATCTTACCGGCAAAAAAATAACAATACATATTGATTACATTTTACGTCGAATGAAGTAAATCTCGAATCTTGTTTAATGCCATTATATTACTTGTTTATATATTGTTTGCAAGATCAACACTGCGCACGATTACTTCTCCATCAGAGGTTTCAGGGACTAAATGTGGTCTGATACATTGGGCTGATTGTACTCCTTCATTAAGTGGAATAAATGATAACATTTCGGTTGCGTTTATAAATGCACTAGAATACACATCAAGAAATATTGTATTACCATTTCTTACAATCCGAACCTTTTTTAATGTGTCCGAATTATGTCCGGTAACAGATATTCTTGCATTATCATTGTATATTAAATAGAAATCTATTTTATGAAAACAACCTAGTGCATTTGAAAATGTTTGGCGAATTAGTGTTTCTATCAACATGTAAGTAGAACCCTTTGCTATTGTGTCTGCTTCACAGGTTATCTTTGCAAATCTGTACCAGCCAGCGCCTTCTTCCCCAATAGCTTTCTCTGAATATAATCGAATTGCTCCTGATGGATTCAATGTACTTATATCATTTTTAGTGGCTACATTATTTAAACTGCCGTTTAAATCACTTATCTGCTTTGCAAGTGATCCATCAATATTCGGGTTCGCCTGCCGCGCATCAAGTGCGAAGCCTTCCACTGTAGTGATCTGATTATTCGCCACATTCGCCGCCGGAAACGCTCCATTGATGGCATCCTTTAAGGTATCTGCCAACTTTATGACGTTTTTCGCTTCATCTAATGTAATTGTGGTTCCATCCAAGTTAATGCTAAGCGTTCCACTCTCATCTACGCTCATACTTTTCCCGTCCGGCTTTACAACTCCGGCATCCTCTGTTGTTGCAATCGCACTAGCACCGCCCACGATAGACTTAGACCAATATTCCGTATTGCTTGTTGCCGTTCCTACCGGAACTTCTTTTTTCGCGAAATAAAGCGTATTGTTATAAGTCACTGCATCCAATCTCTTATATGTAGCATCTGCGCTCCAATTGCCCTTTGGCACAATTGCCACTCTTCCTGCTATAGCCATTTAAGCCACCTCCCAATTCAAATTTCCGTCATTATCAACGACAAAGTTATAAGCAGAATTGTCCGTGTAAATCAGTTCTCCATCATCATTCAAATCGAATTCTGCCATCGTGAGTTTCTTGTTAATTTCATTTTCGATTCCCTGTGCCCGGTCTGCACTGCCCTTGGCATCTGCAGCAGATTTTGCCGCATTGGTTTCGTATGTCTTTGCATTGGTGGCAGAATTTACAGCCTTGGCAGATTCCACTTTGATATCTGCAAGATAATCCGGGCGCAGATGCTTTTCTTGGATACTTCCCTCTTTCACGATTGCGGACACCTTACCGTCACTTCCGATTGCAAATGCAATCGTATCAGAATCCGTAAATTCGTATTCCGTAATCAGTGCAGATAAATCCACGTTCTGCACTGTTCCATCGTCAAGCGTGATTACCAACTGCTGACTTTCCGGATCATATGTAAAGTTTACGGCCAGCTTTTCCAACTTAGTATCAATGACTGCTTTGGAACCGTTCATTTTCACAACAGTGATCGTTCCCTTTGATTCATCCCACAGAATTTCTTTCACAAGCTCATTTGCCTTTGCCAAATCAACCTTAGACGCATCCATAGCAACCACACGATCATCCAGATTGTCAATGCCGGCTTCCGCATTATTTAACCGCATGGCATCAATTGCTGTTTTCTCGCTTGGAAAATTCTCCCAGTATGTCCGGCTATAAATTTTCTGCATGGTTCACACTCCTTTCTAACGCTGATAATCTGCGTTCCAGATCTTCGTTTTTCTGCTGCAAAAGTTCGATTTCTTTCTGCTGCATCTGGATCATCTGTATGTGCATTGCATGGAGATTTTCCTTGTCAATTTTCCATGTCTTTGAATCTCCGTGAATTGCTTTTTCATCCTCTTCGGCATTTTCTTTTAGTACAAGTCCGCTATCGGACAATCCGGCATCCTGCAAAATCTTCTCTAAATCCTGCGCAATTAAACCAAACTGTAAGCCTGTGTGTTGCGTGATGTATCCGGGTTTCCATGTATATTCAACCGGGCACATTGCCATATAAACGCTTTTAATATCCCTTAATGATTGTATATTATTTTTCAGCCTTTTATCGGAACTCGGAATAGAAATCAAAAGACCCTCGATATCCAAGGTACTTTCCCTCGAGCCAAAATTAGACACTTTATTAAAGTGTCTGGGCGAATACTTGGTTGTAGAGCTATCATTAAGTGTATAATCTACATCTGTAAAATACCCACTTGGCAATTCGCTTTTGGTTGCGTAGTCGCTCAGCGAATTGTCAACATAACTTTCAGTTGCCAAGTTTTCCTCGTTTGAATCTGTTACAGTGCCTAGGTCAATGAGTATGTTTTGCAGCATGGGTCTGCCTCTTCCGTCAAGCCCAATAATTGTAAGGTCATCACCGAGCGCTGTCGAATTAAAGTTTAGCGAATCGATTATTGTTACTCGTCCAGCTCCATCAAGTCTGAAGTTGTTGCTTTCGACTATGAGCCTGTTCCCGCGAAGCATAATCTGGTCTGCGCTGGCATTGATCATTGAAATAACTTGGTCGTTCTCATCTCTTCCAAGTTTCAATTCCAATGATGCGTCTAATTGTCCCTCTGCTTTTTGTGCGCGGTTGACTTCTGCAGAAATGCTTTTTGCGGTCTGCTCAAACTTGGTATTTGTCTGTTCCTCTAAATCCTCATACGTGGATTGAAGATGGTCTGCGTTCCTCTCTAACTTTCCGGTACGTCTTTCCACGCTTTCAATCGCATCTCTGATAGAATTAACCTTTGCAGAGTGTGTCTGCGTACCCTGTGCCGAGATTGAATCTCTCTTGCTTTGTACTCCGGTTAAAGTGCGTTGCAATAGATACGTTTCAACAATCTCTCTCGTGGTATTGAATCGGATTGGTTCCCCAAGTGTCAGACATGGATTTCCGACACAGGTGCAACTTTTAATCGGTGTGTATGCCGCCTGTGCCATAATAGGCAATAGGTTATTTGCAATCTGTTCAAGTTCCGCTCCGGTCTTGTCTGATACAAGAAAGTTTCCTGTAATCGAATAGTTGTTTCCGGCAGTTCCAACAATAGCACCGGCATTATCTTCACTTGTCTTGATTTCAAGCTGCGTGATTGCCTTGCTTTGGAAGTCCTCATAATCAAACGTGATATAGTGTCCAGTCATGGACTCTGTATTTGCATCAGACGGAAATAAATTATCTGCCGGAAATAAATCTTCTGCCGGATAAAGTGCGCTTGTGATTGCTTTCAGAAAGACATACTCAAACTTGCCCTCTCGGTCGATATTACCAAAGCATCCGTTAATCTCACAGATTGCCGTCACAACCGTTTTTCCGCTGATAGCGGACTCTTCTGTGACTGCGCTTGAATCGTCCGTCTGTGTGGCTACAATCGTCTTATTGACCGTCATGGAATCATTGACAAGGCTTGTTTCAACTTGCGCAATTCCAAGATACGCAAAAAAGCTATTACGGAACTGCTTAAGTGTCATTGGAAAGCTAAGTCCTGCATACCAAGACTTTACATCCGTATTGATAATGTCATACATAGCGTCATATGCCGTAATCTGCCGTTTTGTTCGGTCAGCCGTAGGAACATCGGATGCAACCTTAAAAACTCCGTATGGCATCGGGTTTTCGCTATCTCCGTCAATCGTTTCTTCGATAGAGATTGTCTTTCCAATAATGTTTCCTGCAGTGTTCCGTGCTGTGAATTTTACGCAATTCGCTTCGCACGCTCCAAACTTTAATTCAGATTCCGAACAAAGACTTTCTTCAAGCGAAAACGTACCGATTTCAAGCATCGAATTGTCTATCTTCTGGTTCGTTCCAACAACAGATATGACCATCTGTTTATCTGTCGCGGAATCCCAATACTTTTCTTTCAAACTGCTATTTATCATATACACCACCTACAAACGAAAATTTGATTGGGTCATATTTTATCTTCCCATGTGCCACAGAATAGAACGTAGGCTGAATATCAGCGATATATCCGTACTGTGTCACATATCCGCGTTTCATAGGCACGTATGCCGTGATATAGCCGCCGCGTTCCTTTGCCTTGGTATAGTTCTTTTCGATATTTTCCCAAAAATCGTCAAACTGCTTTTCGGTCAGCATGGCTTTGGTTTCAAACTCGACCTTTAAAGCTTTCAGTTCCACGGCATCACGATGCTCATATCCGTTTTCATCAGTCCAAGGGTCTAAGTCCTGCATATTCAAATAGGAACTAAACGTGCCCTGCTTTATTAAACTGTTCGGTATGGTATAATCCCCAAACTTTACTAAATATCCGCCATATCCCATCGTTTACCTCCTAAAAATTGGTATAAAAATAGCACCTACCGTTTGGTAGATGCTATCTATTTGATTAAATTTTAAGCTACTACTGATTCCCATTCAGATTTCAGCTTTTCTACATCGTTTTCAAAAAGTTTGCAAGCGATTTCGTACAACTGCGGAATCATTCCCATTTCCCTGTCGATATAATCCATCTTGTTTCTTACTTTCGGTTTGAGTGCGCACCCTTCCATCCTTGATTTAAGGTTGCAGTGATATTTCCTTTCAAATTCTCCATAAAGCAATGAATAGCGTTCTTGATACTTTCCATCGGCACCGAAACGGACAATCTGCGTTATCCGCTGTCTCTTAGTTGCCAAGTCAATATCATCAACGAGTCCGATAATAACATCTTCCTTATGGATGATTTCTTTCTGCTGTCTTTTAATGGTTTCATTCTGCTCCCTAACAGTTTTTAATGTCTGTGAAAATATCAGCTTAGTGTTTTCATCTGCATATGGCAGGTAAGTGGAAATAAATAATTCATCATTATTGACATACCCACCTGTTTTACGGATTGTAGGGAGTACCTCGGATGTTACCCAACGTTTGAACTTATGAAGTTTTTCTTTTCTTTCGTTTATAAGGGAGTCGTTTTGTGACACACCCTTTGCTTTCTGTGGTTGCATCTGAAAGAGCAAGGAATACAAACCGCTTTCATTAACAACCGTCATTCTTTGTTTTCCACCGGGAGTATCAATTTGTGACACACCCTTATCAGAATCATCAATATTTGAAAGGCTTCTTCTGTAATTCGTATCTCCAAATACTTCGCATATATCCTTTCCAACAAACCATGGTTCATCATCGACCATGACCATTCTGATCTGTCCGAATATTGGATTCTCAAATACCTCAATGCCATTTTGAATCTTAAGCATAAGTTGTGATTTTTTC